CGATCCCGGTGCACCGTTAATAAGATTATTAATTGCTGTAGTTACAAAGGCAGTAGTAGCAACTTTAGTTGTATTATCTGACGAACCTTGTGTTGATGCTGTAACTCCATTTAATAAAGCACCATTGCTATTTGTTAATCCACCAAGCAAAGTATTATTTGCTGCTATGTCTACACCGTCAACTGTTCCTGTAACTGTAATGTTACCTGTTACGTCAACACCAGAACTAAAGTCAACATTGCTTGCAAAGGTTGTTGTTCCATCAGAAGCAATAACCATTCTATTAGCATTATTTGTTTGATCTTTAAGCGTAAAGACACCAGAATTTACCATCATTCTGTAATCTGGATTTCCGTCAGTATCAGTAAAATTAATCACTGGAATTGTTGCAGAAATATTAACCCCTGCACCTTGCAAACTAGCAGTTGTAGTTATATTCTGAGATCCAAAATCAGGTGATATCTTTGTACCAGCTATCGCTGCACTTGCATCTATCTGTGCATTAACAAGTCCACTGCTATTAAATAAAGTTTTAATATCAGCAGCAGTCTGATCATCTTTAGCTCCAGCTTCTATTCCATCTAACTTTGCTCCATCAACTGATAAATCTCTACCATCAACTGTTTGACTACCAGAAAAAGTAAGATTACCCGTCATCTGTCCACCAGCTAAATTCAATTTAGTGGCTAAATTGTTTGTAACTGTGGTACTAAATGCAGCGTCATCTGCCATCGCTGCTGCTAATTCATTTAGTGTATCTAAAGCGGCTGGAGCACCATTAATAAGATTACTAATAGCGGTACTAACAAAAGCAGTTGTAGCAATTTTAGTAGTACTATTTCCAGCAGTTTGGGTCGTTGCAGTAGATAATCTTGCTGCTGCTACTGTTCCAGAAGCTAAGTTACTAGCATTAAGACTTGTAAGATTAACACCACTGGCAGCAGGTAATGTAGCTGGAAATCTTGCATCTGGTATCGTTCCAGAACTTAAATTACCTGCATCTAAAGAGTTTATTATTGAAGCAGTAACGTAATTAGCTCCATTCGTAATTGCATTATTATTTAAAGAAATATTTGCAGAACCATTAAAGCTAACCCCTGCAATAGTTCTTGCAGTTGTTAAAGTAGCCGCAGATCCAGTTGTGTTTTGATTACCAACAGCATTAACCCCAGGAAGGTCAATATTAGCTGACCCATCAAAAGATACTCCACCAATAGTTCTAGCAGTAGTTAAGGTTGCTGCGGAGCCTGTCGTATTTTGGTTACCTGCGGTATTAACACCAGGAAGATTAATATTTGCCGAGCCATCAAAAGAAACTCCTCCTATTGTCCTTGGAGTAGTAAGAGTAGCTGCTGAACCAGTAGTATTTTGATTTCCTGCTGTATTGACACCTGGTAAATCTATATTGGCACTACCATTAAAACTAACACCACCTATCGTTCTTGCTGTAGCTAAAACGGTTGCTGTAGCTGCATTTCCAGTATATGCAGTGGCAGATAATACTTCAGTTCCATTAACCTTTAATACTTTTCCAGTAGCTAAATCAATATGATCAGAAAAGGTAGACGTTCCAGTAACAGTCAGAGTTCCTGGAATTGTTATAAGGCCACTGGAATTAGCAACTAAACGACCTTGTCCATTTGTACTAAGAGTAAGAGTATCAGAACCTCCACTTATTCCTGAGTTTGGATCTAATAAAAAGCTAAATGAAGGAGCACTTTCACTTCCGTTTGGTGCTTTAGATAATAAATTAGAATAGGTTATTTTTTTATTTTTTTCAGTTCCAGTACCACTTTGATCAATGATTGGCAAAACATCCGTTACTGCTGGTGCAGTTAACTCTGTAAATTGTGAAATTTTACGATTTGCCATAATTAGAATTTAATTATATATATTAAAGCAGTATTTTTAACACGAACCTCTGTTCCACCATTATTTCCCATTGTGTGAGTATGTGAGCCATCAAAATCAACACCACCTACAGGGCTAGTAGAACTAGATCCTGTTATAGATGAGTTACCATCATTTGTTTTTGTAAATACACCACTTGCACTACCATTAGCTCTAAAACCTTCTGATATTTTTCTGATACCACCTGTTAAACTTGCAGTACTTAAAGAATGATTATGACTTAAATTCTGATCTGATTGAGTTGTAGCAAATCCTCTTCCATCTTCTGCTGTTCCAGTTTTATTACTAACCCAACCTCTTATAAATTGTCCTCTTAAATCAGGAAGATTAAAAGTAGAAGAGCCATCTCCAGATCCCCAAGTCGTTGAGATTGTCGAAAATAAAGTAGCATAAGTTGATCTACTAACAGCAGCACCATTACATTCAAAAAAACCAGTAGGTACTGTAGAAGAAGCATGAGCCATTACAGAACCAGTAGGAACACCATTTGCAAGTTCTCCCCATCCAGACCCGTTATAACCTTCAAATTGAACCAGTTCACTATTAAATCTTATCTGTCCTGTAGCTGCTGTTGGCCTTTGAGATACGTTACCAACTGGTAATTTTAAAGCACTAGTGCCAGACATTAGAATATCACCAGCAGATGTTATCGTTCCAGTAAAACTAGGTGATGCAGTTGTCGCATGACCCATTTCAGCAGTATCTACTTTTCCTAAAGTGACGAAATTAGTTCCGTCATACATATTTAATGTATTGTTATTGCTATTTACCCATAGCTTTCCATTTACTAATGTTGAAGGAGCACTTGATCCTCTGTTAGTAGCTTGTATTTCACTAAGGCAAACATTAAGGTCTGCACGAAATGTCGCTCCTACTGCATTTCCAATATTGTAATCATGTGTGTTGCTCATTTATGTGACCTCCTTACCAAAACCTGATGCTGCGTATACAAAAGATCGTGCGACTGCTGAACTACCATTTTTAAACGTAACTTGGAATCCTGTCCTACTTATATTAGCAAGTTCAAAAAAATCACCCGATTGTTGATTTGTTGGAGTCACTACTACTTGTGGTGTTTGTTTAAATGGATTTACAAAAGATACAGTGTATTGTTGCGATCCAGTAGTAACAGGAGTCGAAATACTTTCTGTTCTTCCTTGTAATTCTAGTGTAACTCCTAATTGTGTAACGGCTATGTTTTGGTTAGTGTCATTACTTGTTAATATTGCTTTGAATTGAAAAGCTCTGCCTGTAATTAATACATTACTAAATTCTTTATATGCACTGAATGTAGGAGATCCTGATGGGTCGTCATCAGTAGTTCTTACATAAATAGCAGCATTACATTTTGTTGCTTCAGTCGTACCTCCAACAGCATCAATATTTCCCCAAGTATCAATTAAATCTGTTCTATCATCCCATAAACTATTTAGAGAAAAACTATTTGCTCTTAAAATCTTTTTTAAATTTACATCGTATGATTGTCCTAAGTCTGTTGTACTTGTAAAAGCATATTCTCCAGAAGTTTTTGTAGCATTATTAGTAACTACTAATTTTAAAGCATCTAAACTTGAGTCATAAATTGTATCAGTTTTTGAACCTAAGAAATTATTAGTATGTTCATTAACAGTTGCAACTACAAGTCTTTCGGAAGGAGCAGGAAGATTTGTAGTAATTCTTGTGTTGTTCCAATCAGAATCTTGTGACCCAGGAGAAGGTGATTGTCTTCCTCCATCATCCTCAAATTTAATTAAGTAAGTTCCCTCTAATAATGGAACAATTTTTTGTGTTTGGTTTCCAGCAGCAGCAACCACAATTTCTTGTGCATCTTGCCATTTTGCAGCACTTGTTAACGAAGAATGTCTTATAAGAGTCTTACCTCCTAATAACACATCAAGCTCTGTGGCACGATTCCAGCTTAATATTGCACTGGATTCATCTATTGGTAATAAGCTAACACCACTAACATTACTAGGTACGGCAGTCTTACCAGCAGCTATAAAGAAAGGACTTTGTGGTTTTGTTCCAGTTGGAGATCTTAAACCAGATGCACTAACACCAAATACTTCAATTTCATAATTACCAGAAATAGTATCTAATATTTCATAACTTTTAGAACCTTCTACCGTTGCTGATGTATAGTTTCCATCTTCTAATCTCCAACGCACATATACATTATCAAAAGCTTTACGAATTACTTCCCCATTAGGTCTTGTAACTTCATAATCTGTTCTCCAGCTAACAATAATTTTAACCCTGGCAATACCTGTGTTTTCATAAATAACTTCTTCCGCTGTAACATCTTGAGGGGGTGGTGGAGGTACATCTAAATTTGTAACATCTCTTTCTACTAAAGCTACACCATTTTCAATATGATTATATTTACTAGAGTTATATTCACTAGCAGTTATGGCATAAGTAGTTCTATCTTGTTCAAGGACTTCCAATACTCTCCAAGTAGACGTTAAAATTTCATTATTTTCAAACACCCATATACTTTCAACATTAGGAGCACTTGAAAAACTTTGACCCAAAGTAACTACTTTAGTAGTTGTATTAACAAGAGATATTGTTTTAGTTTCTAAACTACCATCAGGCAAAATAGCTGATAAAGTACCTCCACTTCCAGCAGTTATTCCAGTAACATCATCTACAGTTACAGTATTTGTAGTCGCTGCTGTAATTCTTCCTCCTCTACGTTCTCCACTTCTTACAGGATCAGCTATTTCAATAATTTGTCCTGGTCTAACAACTACACCAGCTTCAATAGATGCAGCAAATGTAACTACTTCACGTTCCACATTACTCATATAAAGCAGCCACTTAGCTAACCTTTTTGCTTGTCCTCTTGATGTACAGGCAAACGCATTAATATTTTTAACTACAGAACCATATCTAGCTTGGTTAGCTGTATCAATTTCTTCTTCATAATTAATATCTCTTAAATCTAAATCTAAGTATTTAACAACTACTACAGTTGGTCTAGTTCTTTGACTTGCATTTGAATATGTAAAACCTGGTTCTAATACATTTGCAAGAGTAAATAAATAACTAGGATCTTTTGGAGAATCTTGTGTAAGAGTTAAACTACCTGCTTCATAATATGGCATTGCTCTAAAAACAGAGCACATTTGATTGATAACATTATATGCTTCTTGTTGATTGTAAATACCAACATTACAACTAAATCTAGGTTCTGTTGTACCTTGTCCTTTGCCATCATCTACTTGATGAGAACAATAAACAGATGCAGCATAAAAACTGAATTTATCCAGTTCTGATTCTTCTAAATGAGCACCTAATCCGTACCTAGAAGAGGTTAGAAGATCGTATAAACACCAAGCAGGATCATTTGTATATTGAGCAGCTCCAAGCGTTCCGTTGAACGTACCAGAATAAGCCAAACTACCATCAGCACGGACAGTTGCGTTATGAGGAATTTTTACCTTTGTACCTTTTACTAGATACTTTCTTGTAGGTATTGCATTAAATTGTTCGGCATCTACTTTTAAACCAATTAATGCACTATTAGGATAAGATCTTTGATCATATTTAATTTCTACATAATTATTCCATTGAAATTCATTAGCTAATTTACTTGAACTGCTATCAGCAGTAATTCTTGTTACTTTAATGTTTACAGGAAAAGCACCATTTAAATTAATTAAATAATCACGAATGTAAGTATCAGGTGTTCTACCAGATATAGTTCCATCATTGCCAGAAACAACTGTTCCATATGAACCTCCACTATATTGAACCTCTATTGTTAAAGAAATACTTGTACCAAAAATATCTCCTTCATCTGTAAATCTTTGTAATGCAGGAACAGTAATCTGAACAGAAACAGCATTAACAGTGTTATCTACTATTTGAACTACTTTTGGACTTGATTGTGAAACAGTAGAAAAACCAGTAGGTTTAGTTCTTGAAACATTTCTAGTTATTGGAATTACTGTTTGATTAGACGTTCCAGTTCTTACTTCAAAACTAACATCTTTAAAATTAAAAGTTCCATCAGCAGCTTGAAGTGGTGTGTTATTAAAAAATATTGACTTTGCACCATCTACTAATCCACCGATCTCACCTTCTCCTATTAGATCAAGAACTCTAGCAAAACTTTTAGAATCTAAATTATCTTTAGCTTCATGTGGAGTTTTATTACCTCCTCCACCACCTTTTCCGCCACCTCCAGAACCAATAATATTCATACTTCTACCTGCTCATTTTCAATTCCAGCCGATATCACGGTTGAACCTGTCAAAGTAGTCCCATATATTAAAGGAACAGCAACACCAGCCCTTGAGGTGTTTTGTATGCCACTAAAATTAAAAGACAAACGAGGATCTTGCTCTCGTTCTGGAATTGACTCAACAGGAGTAAGCATCTGAGCTAAACCTCCTAAAGCTAAAGCTATACCTAAATTTCCAATAACTGCTGTTGCACCTCCTAAA